ATTCTAACTTTTATTAATTCAGTTTCGTTAGAATCCATATAAGCGTAAAAATAAATTTGTGCTAATCCATCTTTTATCTTATCAACTTCCGTATAACCATTGTTTTTGCTTTTTGAACGAATAGTTAAATCAAAATATTTAATGTAATTAAACTTTCTAATTCTTACAGAAACAGTAAAATTTAAATCAAACGCCAAGTCAAAAGATAAATTTCCATCTTCGTATTTTGTAGCTGGACGAAAATACATAAAATTATCATATAAATTAGGAAGAGCTTTTTTTATATGGTATTGAATTTCATTAGAAAATTTATTTTCTAAAAATCTAACATCAACCATTTATATAATTATTTGCAATATTAAACATTTCCGTATCTAATTCAATACCTAAAGATTTTAAATTCATATCATTGCAAACTTTTATAGTACTTCCACTTCCCATAAATGGATCAACAATAAAATCTCCTTCTACTGCAGAAACTTCTAAAAGTTGTTTTAACAACTCGTCAGGCTTTTGTGTTGGATGAACCATTTTTGTTGTATGCAATCTTGAAACACTTATTAAATTACCACGTCTATTATTTACTAATTTTTTGCCTTTAACACAATAGATAACTATTTCAGTTTGATTTCCCCAGTCATTCTCAAGGTCGCCAGAACCTTTGTTTCCTTTATCCCAAACTATTGGAGTTTTTATAGTAAAATATTTACTTATAATTTGTTCAAAATTACTAAATACAGACCAGCTACAAAAGAAATATAAATGTGAATTAGCTGCTGTTTTTCTTTGTAATATTTCGCAGGTTTTATCTAGTAGTTCAAACGCTTCGTCTTGACCATCATTTAACAATCCTCTCTTTGTTATTGCATTATCAAAAATAGAACGATTAGAAACGTAATTAATACCATACGGAGGATCTGTTAATACTATATCAATACAACCATCCTCCAAAGATTCTAAAATTTCTAAACTATTACCATTTTTAATACTTTCATTTATAGTTGTTTCAATTCTTGCTTCTAAAATCTTTTCTTTATATTCTATTTTCTTTTCTTCTTTCTTTATTTCTTGGTACGCTTGGTTAATACTTACTTCTCCAGTGCTTAATTGTGCTTTAACTTCTTCGCTTGCCTTTGCTTCAATTACTTTTACTTTAGCTATTGTATCGTGTGAAACATTTGCAACTTTTGCAAGTTCTTTACGTGTTTCAATAGGTTTCACTTCCGCAGATATCTGCTTAAGTGAACCACCTTTAAATTGAACCGCTTGATTCTCTTTAGCTCTTTCACTAAAAACACTTTCTAACTCTAACGCTAAAACACTTCTTTGATAGTTACTTAAATTTCTTCTACCAAATTGGTTGTTAATCATCCATTCTTTTACATCGTTCTCATCTTTAAAATGTTTACTTTCGGTTTGATAATCTAAGCCCCATTTTGTTGCTATCTCGTAACGGTTATGGCCATCAATTATAACACCATTCCAAGTAATAATTCTCTCTCGGATACCTTCAGCGCAACAATTCTCTTCTAATTGCTTAAACTCTTCTTTTGTTAATGCTGGAATTAACTTCTTAAACTCTTCTTTAATTTGTAACATTTATAATAATTTTAAATAAATAAAAAAAACTCTTGCCTTCAGGGTCGCATCCATCAGACAAGAGTTTATAACTAATTTCTTTTTGCTTATGCGACAAGCTCAACAAATATACGAAACTTTTACTAATAAGTTACGTTTTAAATCTTTTTACTACTTTTTTTTACTTTTTCTAAACTTTTTCCTTACGAATCCTTTACTGCTATTGGCTAATATCAATTTAGGAAAAACAAAAAAAGTTTTTTGGTGTTTTTTTACAAAAAATATTTTCTACATTCTGCGCAATATGGTGGTTTTTTTATCAAAACTTTTCCTAAACGTCTACAGACTATATAAACACTAATAAAAATTAAGAAAAAGTTAGGAAAAACTTAAGAAAAAGTAGTAAAAAGTTGCATTTTTAAATTACAACTTTTTCCTTTTTATCCTAAAATTAAACTTTCATCCAACTCAAAATACTCAATATCACTTTCCACCTTATCCAATACTTTCAATTGAATTTCTCGCAATTCTTTAACATTTGCACAATTAATTACCGCATATTCCAACCAGGATAATGGCTGCTTTTTTTCTCCGAATATAAAACAATCGTTTAACTGGTCTGCAATTTCTTTTGTGTACATTAAAAATAATTCGTCTTCCTTAAAGTTTTGATATGTTTTGATATAATGCAATACACTACAATGCTCTTTTCCGCCCAAATAAGAGCCTATTTTATCCAAACTGAATAAAGTATTCTTTCTTAGAAATACTGCTGCGTACATTCGTTTGTAGACCATATCTCTTTTACGTGTAATTTCGCAAACTCCGGATGCTTTTATAACGGATAATGTTTTTTCAATGTCTATTTGTTTCATATTGTTTCTTCTTTAGTAATTTCTTCCCATTGCAATTCTAACCATTGCAAAAATGCTCTTTGTATTTGATTTTGTTGGTCGAATATTTCCATATTGCCAACATCCATAAAATGTTTATCTAATCTTCTTATTGCCTTTATTGCTTCGTTCTGCAATTGCTTCGCTTTAAATCTAAATGGAAAGTCCTCCAGTTTATCAGCGCACGTTGGAAGAATGGATGTTATGGAAGTTAAGTAAAATTCTTCTTTTGTCATTTTGTATTAATTAAATTAATTACTATCAATGCCCCGATTCCATAACCAATACTTAACGCAAAGGCTTGTTTTATTCTTTCGTTCCAATTTGTTGTATCTACCATATAACCGATAAATGGTAATCCTAAAAATGGACTAATTGAAGCAAAAAATAACATCATGAATGTATCTGATTCTGCTACTGCTCTAATGTAAAATGTAGAACAGATTTCAATTATCAAAGCGGAAATTCCAATTATAAAATATTTTCTCATAACTTTTCTATTTCTTTTTTTACCTCAACCCAAAACTCAGTACCTCTGTCTGCTCCCATCCATCCCAACACTTCATCAGCCGCAAGTAATGCGCATTGTTTAGCAGTTGGATATTCTATTCTTGAATAATCTGACATCTTATTACTTTGCAAATTTTCAAATTTTTCTACTAATTCAATTGCTTTCTCTTTTGCTGTCATGATTACCACTTTTTTTTAATTAATGACTTACTGTAATTTTTAGGAGTTTTATTATTATTTTTTACTTTTATTATTTTATCCTCCTCTTTTTCTTTTTCTTTTGCTTTCATAATTCATACTCTTTTAAATATAATTCTATCACTCTAACTGTCTTCTGCAAGTCTTCCTGAAATTGTCCTTTCTTGCGGCAACGTACAATACGTTTAATTATATCGAATTCCCACGCATTTAATTCATTTTGTTCTGCAAATAGATACAAGCTGCCGTTTGAATTGTCGTAGTGTAAATCTTCTTTCTCTTTGTACCCATCCTTTAAACTCATGTAGCTTTCAGCTCTTTGTTTCGCTTCTAATTTATTATACATTTCTTCTATTTGTTTTGCTGGTTTTCTAATATTTTTCATGTTAATCTAATTTTAAATTGTAGTTACTTACTATCTCCCTAAGATATTTTCTTATTCCTTCCGCAATTAATATCTCTTGTTCACTTATATTTTTGTTAGGTAAAAAACTTTCACCATATTTAATTGTGTTCCTTAATTCTTGGTCTAATTCCTGCATCGCACTTTTCCATTTGTGACCATCCAATGCAACTTGGATTTCTTCTTGTTCTTCGTTTCCGTCGTATTCAATCGTTACTTTCATTTCTTTTCTTTTTTAACTTCCCAATACATATCACATTTACCATCTTTAATTATTACGCTTGTCCAACTTTGCCAATATTCGCTAGAAGGAGCAGTAAATCTGTAGCAAGATTCTTTAACCTTGCAATCTTTACCTGTGCATTTTGCTATGTCCGCCATTATTTCCCTTGTTGCATTCCGTACCATTCATCCTTACCATTCAACGACATTTGCTTCTTACCATTCGGATATATCGTTTTTGCTATTTTAAGCCGTTCTAATGGTATAAATGTGTTTTCAAGTGTACTTGGTTTAACGTCCTTGTTTAACCACTGTGTAATTGCTTTTAAATTCATACTTTTTATTTTAAATTGTTAATTGATATATGCAAATATAATACGATTGTTTAGAATTACAATACTTATTAACTATTTTATTTCATTTATTTTTACTTTGTCAATGTTTATAAGGCTTATAGACGCAAAAAAAAATGCCTACTAAATTAATAGTAAGCATTATTTGAGGAAAAAAGTATGAAAAATCCCCTCTATATTATAATTCCATTAGTTCATTTATGCAAGTTTTGCCACCTATTATGATTGCGCATCCTATAATCGGCTTCTTACCCGCCTTTGCATATGCCATAGCATATGATTCATGGTCTATTCCGCAACCTACTTGCGCACCGAATACCTTAAAGTTAGCACCAGCAAACCATTGTGTGTAGCATTGCGTGTGTAAATGTCCTTGTACTGTTGACATCATATCCGCTCTACATTTAGCTGAAGCAGTACCCGCCTCACCATGAATGTACTGCACATTGTCAATTATTACACGCTCGGTAAAGTTCCAATTAGGCGTTTCTAATACTTCTTTATATGCTTTAATCCATCTACTCGGAATTGCTCCGGTTTGTGCCTTGCGCATAATTAACCTATCATGATTTCCTATAGTCACATCTGCTACTGGAAATGCTTTATACCATTCTGAAATCTTTGAAATAGCCAAGTCTAATTCTTGCCCACCTGACATTCCGTTAACATCTGTCTCATGATAGCTTGAATAGTGGTTATCTATTACATCTCCAATAAATACAACTTTATTACAATTGTGCTTCTTGTACATCTCAATACAAAACTCCAAATATCCATCCAAGCAAAATGGCTCGTGTAAATCACCTATGCACAAAACACGTGTTTCATTTGAGTTACGGAATTCTTGTATTAGTTTATTTTCTAATTCGGTAAGTCTCGGTCTGTACTGCATATTAAAATTCCTTTAAGATTACAACTGATAAACTGCGCTTATCCATAAATTTAAGCCAATCCAAAAACTGCTTTTCGTTATTCCTAACTAAACAAGCCGTAGACCAACCACCAATAACTGTACTTGCTGCACCTGCTCTGTGACAATTAGCACCTATTACATCTATGTATTCCTTACCGATTTCTTCTGCTGAATTATCCTTGTCGTTATCTCTAAAATATGGAAATCCTTTAGCTTGTCTATATGCAGGTTTGCCTTTATGTAATCCGTACGAATGTGAGTTATAAACTATCCAATCGCTTTTCAATACAGCACAACCAAGCCCGTTATATTCTGCAAATTTCTTTAATCCAACTGCTCCGGCATTAGATGTGCCTGAACAAACCATTTTGAATTTAGGCTCTTGTGCAGGAAAGCAATCGAATGAATATACTTTGTCATCAAATCTATCAAACTCATCCTCATCTGACCTTACCCATACATCTAATACTCCGCTTTTAGGAAACCCTTTGAAGTTTGGTAGATTTGCAACCCTCGCAAGTAGCTGCACATCGGTGTATTCTCTTACATTTGCCATACATTTTTGTTGTTATTTAAATATTTTATATCCTAAAAATACTAAAACAATTCCACATATAACCATTAAATTCCAATTTACCGCCTCTTTTTTATCTACCTTATACTTTACCTTTGTTTTATAGCGTAATAACTCGATAGTATCCCTTACTTTGCGCCATTCTACTTTGGTTTCATAGCGAGTTTTTGGAATATAAACCGAATTAGTCTGTACAATTGTATCGTATTTAGTTACATAATACGTTTTTTCTCCATTGATAATAATAGAATCTATCTTATTTATTGTAATAGTATCATTTACTAATGTGCATTTAAAGCCTTTCTGCGTTGCTTTCTTGTAATGATATGAAGCATTGCACCCTGAAAGTAAAAACATAGCGTAAATGCTAACTAATAACGTGAAACACCACGTTAGAAATTGCGTGTAATTAAATCGCATCCTTGTCTATTTTTTTATTATATACATTTAAGCCTATTGCTGTGCCAGAATACGCAAGAAATCCCCAAAATACAAATTCCTTAACTTCAAATGCTATCCAAAACATAGGAATAAAAGCGTAAATTACTGCAAAGTGAAACGAAATAAATGCGGCTATACGCTTCATTTCATATTTACCTTTAGGCTTTAAAGTATCTCTTACGATTTGCATACTTGTATTTTTTATCTTGTAGAATAGCGAAGTATTGGTTTGGTGTTTCATATCGTTTGTGTGTTTTATCAAAATGCATTGCTTGTGCAGAATCTTCTAAACAATCGTATAACCGCCCTTCTATTTCATTTACCTTCATATTTGTAACAATAAGCCAAAGAAATAATACACCCGTTGCGCCGTGTTTTTTTATTAGGTCAAAAGAAGATTCTGTCATGGTATAAGTGTAGTGATTAGATTTCCTGCATTGTTTATTGATACCAAATATTGTTTTGTCAAGTCAGGTGTACGCATTACAATTCCATCTAAATAGTTTTTAGGTTTCCAAATTCCACCTACTAAAGTTAATATATTTCCATCTATTGCACCCGTTGTATCAACATCGTGAAGCTCACCAAGTTCATAACCGTTAACAATTTGATAAAGTATCTGTCCCGTTGTTGCAGACGTTTCTAATACCTTACCAATAGACACTAAATTATTAGGCGCAATTGGCTTTACGTTTGTCACATATCCTGCCGTAATTGGTGACAAATAAAGGTCATCTCCAATAGCTAAAGTTACTGTTGTGAATGGATTTGTAGCCGTTGTGCGTGTATCTAATAAGGTCAATAAACCATTTGTAAGCACATTGCCATTTGCGTTGTTTGCAATATCAGCAGTTACAACCCCAAGCGTTTTAGAACTTGTCGCCTCACTATCAGCCTTAGCTTTAGAAATCAATGCTTTTCCACC